ACACCACACGGCGCACAGCCACCGCAGCGGAAGCGTGTGAAGGATGTGACAAAACTGAACGTATTAGTTATTTCGCTATATGTCGAAATAAGGACGAGTCAAATTCCTAATACACCACCCCCACACATACTACTACCATGTTATATATCCATATTTGTATATTCCTTGTAATCCCTTGGTTTCCCTCCTTTGAAATTACAAAACCTCTTGGATCCGGCCAATGTGCTTGATCAATATGGCGATGTCACACCCCGGGTATACCCCGCACGGTTTGAATTTGCTGTCGTTTGAGAACAACGTGTTTTGCGTCTGTTCAGTTTTGTCACATCCTTCACACGCTTCCGCTGCGGTGGCTGTGCGCCGTGTGGTGTGCGCCTTCCGCGTGACCCAGTTGCGCCTCAGGATCACGAGGTTGCCCTCTGAGGCGTTTTCAGGGTCGCCTCGGTAGGGTCGCTTGGGTCGGGGGCTGAAATCGCCTCAGAATCGATCCTCGTGCGTCTGAGGGGGTGCCGCTCGACCGCCCGGTGCTGTGTGGTGTGCGCCTCGGGATTGTCCGTTCCGCCGACCGCCGTTCTAATTTCCTTTATCTTTGAGCCCCGAAATTCAAAAATGGCCCTCTTTGTACCCGAAACCTGCCCCCGAAATTCGAAAAGGGGCCTCTTTGTAACGTTTAATGATAACCTTTACCTACGTAACCGTAAGTTACTACTACGTAGGTGTAAGTTACCCCGTGGTAGGTTACGCTGACGAAGGTTACTGGCGAGTAAGTTACCCGGCGGTAGGTTACGGCTTCGTAGGTGTAACTTACTACTACGTCGGAGAAGGTTACCCCGTGGTAGGTTACGGTGGCGTATGGTGCTCAGAAATGTGGCGAAGGACACACCGCTGGGGCTTGACACGGGGGGTGGCGGTTGATAGAATGGAGGTACAACAAAGGGGAAAGAGAGAAAGGAAACCCCAATGGACATCGAGATCGACTTCTTCGAAGAGCTCGGCGGCTACTACACCGCAGACCTGGCAGACGTCCTGGAAGACTTCGAAGGCTGACCCGAAGGCCCCCGCCCCGGCGGGGGCCTTCCCATGCCCGCAGACGCGCCTCAGAATGGCCCCTGAGGCGCCTTCGGAGCCGGGGTGGGGCCACCCTACCGGCGAAGGCCCGCCAGGCTCTCAGAGGGCCGTCTGCGAGCTCTGAGGGGCGCCCCCGAAGGCGGGGGCGGGGGCCGGCTCGACCGGGGCCCCGGAGACGGCCCCGAGCAATTACGCAACGTCGGTGTTGCGAAAATCCCGGAACTTGGTATGTGAGCTTCGTCTCACTTTCCGAAATCGGGACTAAGGTCCTAGCTCGAGGGACCATGTGAGCAATCTCACACTCGGAGGTGCTCTCGAGCAACCATGTGAGAAACATCACAATGTGAGATACATCACACTCGGAGGTGCTCTCGAGGCTCTCGAGCAACCATGAAAAATACATTTTCCAGGGGTTCTCGAGCAACCATGAAAATGTGATATAGAACACACGCTCGGGGCTTGACACGGCGCCTCCGACTGTGCGAGAATGGAGCCATCGGAACGAAGAGAGAAAGGAACTCCGATGACCGCGAAGTACCCCTACAGCCAAGCCCTGGCGAAGTCGCTCACCGAGAAGCTCGGAGGCTTCGCCTTCGTCCTGCCCGACGGCGCAGTCCAGGCCGATACCCCCGACGGCACGCTGACCGTCTACGCCGACGGCGCCGTCCGGGTCCGCGAGTGCGGCGAGACCGAAGCCTGGCCGACCCTCCGGAGCGCCGTCGCCGACTGGGGCGTGGAAGCGTGACACAGCCCACACGGGAGGGGCTTGACAGCCCCTCCCGGAGGCCGCTAGAATGGAGCCATCGGAACGAAGAGAGAAAGGAACTCCGATGAACACCTGGAAAACCGCCAACGCCGTCGTCCGGCACCTCGAAGCGACAATCCCCGTCTACGACGTCTCCGAGCAAGGCTACAGCCTCTACGTTAGCCTCGTAGACGGCCGCAGCTTCATCGTCGACTCCCCGTTGGAGGGCGACGTCAGGATCACCCCCTGTGTGCGCACCTCCGAAGGCGGCCAGCGGCTCCTAGAGGACCTGGAAGCCGAGCTCGCGGAGGCAGGCTTCGACGTCCGCCGGACCCTCGCCACCGAGCTCCGTGTGCGCGACGACGTAGGCGGGTGGGCCTGGTGAGGCGCTTCTGGGCAGCCGTCGCCGTCGCAGCCGGCCTCCTGGCCGGCTGGGGCGCCGGCGAAGACCTCGGCCGCTGGGACGCCTACGCGGGCATCCGGGACGAGCCGACGGTGCTGGGCTTGACTGTGTGGCAAGTCACAAACATCGGGCTTGACACCCCCGCCGACGCCCGCTAGACTAGAGATATCAGGACAACAGAGAGAAAGGAAATCCCTGATGCACACCACTACCTTCATCCCCGAAATCGACATCCCGGACTTCGTCGCTAGCCTCCGAGCCGACCGCGAGCGCCAGCGAGCTCGACGCCGGAGCCGCCGCCAGAGCCGCGGATGGGAGGCCTGAGCGATGACCTGGCTCGACTTCGCACAAGCCGTCTGGGACGCCTTCTATGGACTCATGTCCACCTGCGAGGAGCTCGTGGAGCACCTCCCGACGTCGCTGCAGTGCTTCTTCGACTGGTGCTGATTGTGCGATACACCACAGGCCCTCGGGCTTGACTTCGGGCCCGAGACCCACTAGACTTAAACCATCGGAACAACAGAGAGAAAGGAACACTCCGGTGCACCTCTACCCCTACCTGACAGCCGTCGCCGATGAAGACGTCCTCGACGCCGCAAGTGACGTCCTCGCCGAGCGGGGCCTCGAACTGGACGACGAGATCGAGCTCCTCTTCGACGCCGACTGGGAGAACGAAGACGACGAATACTGCGAGGCCGCATCCGAAATCGAACAGACCTGGGACGATATCCAGTACGACGTCGTGGCTACCATCTGGGACCGCGCCGACGCCGAGACTCGAACCGACCTCTGGCGGGAGGACGCCGGCGCCGATGACCCGGAGGATCCCGTTGACGCCGAAGGCATCTGGGACCTGATGCGGACTGCGGTGTTGGAGCGCTGCGGCAGCGTCTACGCGCACACGTCGATGGCCGAGGCTTGCATGGACGCCCTCCGGGCGACGTCTCCGAAGGTGCTGGCTCGGGTGCTGACCGTGCTCGAATGCAACCGCGTCGCCGACGCCGTAGCGTGGGGGCGGCGCACAGCGAGGAGGGCCTTCACCGTCGAAGACGGGTGCGTGGTGGTCCGGGCCGGAGACGGCGGCGTGGTCCGAGACCGACTGTGGCCGGCCTTCGGCGAGGTCGAGCACCCCGACGGCGCCAGGGTAGTGGAGATGCTGGGCGACGCCCGTCGAGCGGTCGGACTGTAGTGATGTTTCACGTGAAACGGAATCGGGTCGACGCCGAAGGCGGCGCCCGGAGGGGGGAGTGCTATTGAGAATCAGTATCGCTAAGATCTGGGTTGGAATAGTTGGACTGATGTACGCTGGTTGGTTCGTCTGCGTCATCGCCGAAGCGATAAGTTACCCTACAGTAGGGTAAGTAATACAAGTTGGAGTGGTGAGAGAAGTAACCCCTGGGACTAACGTCCCAGGGGTTACTTGTATTTTTGGTGGGAAAAGTTGGAATTTTTGGATGGGTGGGTCGACTTGCGTGGGGGGACCCAACCGCATACATTAATCGCTGTTTTTCGATACTGGAAATCAGACTACGGTATGACCGCTATAATAAGACTCGTGCACGATATAATCCTCATCTTCGACCACCTCTTAGGGGCGCCAGCAGTAGGCTTAGGCGCCCTTATAACCGCTATAGCGACCCTCTATACGTCATTGAAGACCAATAGAAAGGTCCTTAGCGTAAAACAAGACATGGAAAACAACCATGGAAGCTCTCTAAGGGACGCCGTAGACCGTATAGAGTCCAACACCCAAACACTCACGGACCTGGTCCATGCGCACACTCGTCAGCTGGACGAGATCCAGTCTGCTGTGCGCAGACACGACGACGAGCTAAAATTAAGGCATGCCAGACCCGCAGAAGCCCCTTGTGCGCATAAAGAAGATATACAACGAAGCGACGATAACGCCTAACCCGACGCCGCCCTATGACTCGACCCTTCTCCTGACTCCGCCCCCTCCGCCGCCCCCCAACCCGAACCAGCCCTTGGGCGCCACGGCAGCCTCCCTGGCGGCCCCGATCCCTGCCCTTACCCCGCTCCTCAAGATAGAGCGGGTGCCCGTGCCGTCCTCCGACCCCGACCCACAACGCCACAATCGCCTCCAGGTCGTGTATTCGTTCTCGGCGAATATCGTCACCTTAGCCCAACTGCGCAACAAGGACAACACTCCGCCTACCAAAGACAACCCCACCAGCGAGCCGAACCCGTGGGAGGTGGGCTGGCTGCTGTGGTGCTTCAGCCCCGACCCAACGCACCCATACGACCCGAGCCCGACTAGTAACAGTAACTTCCGCTTTTACGCCTTAACCCTCAAGCCCAACGGCTGGGAGGTCTCCAAACAGGACCCTTCATACAAGGGCGGGCAGCGTTTCCTGAAGTCAAATGATGCAAAGGATCCCCGTAAGTTTCCCCCGCACAACACAGAGCAAAACCAGACAACAGAACACATCGCGGTAAACCCCTACTCTGTGCTGATCAAAGCCTGCCACGAGTACCCGTTGGGGACGACCACGACCGACTTGCAAAACGACATCGTGCCGGCGAACCGGAACTCGGAGGAAGGCAACAAGGCACGCCTCACCCCGAGCAGGAACGTGTTCCACATCTTCGTGGAGAGTCAACTGTTGACGACAGTTACAGACAGCGAAAAGCCGCTGCCCCCGCACACTCCGGCGTTCTACGCTGAGGATGCCCGTGTGCGCTTCACATCGATGTGGCATGCTACGCCCAAGCGACCTCAGCTTCGACCATCTCCGGCTGACTACGACCCGCTGACCCTGCACGCGACGGGCTACCCGCCGGCGGGGGTGGTATGGTTCTAGGCATGGAAGAGGGCTACCACGACAGAACAGAGAGTTTCACGTATGCAGCGGAGGACGCCCATACGGCGTACACGAAGCGGGAGCCGGGCAAGATGCCGTTGGACAACCGGAGCGCCGCGGTGTTCGAGGAACGCTACCGGCCTGCAGCCCAATCGCTGTGCGGCTTCAACCCGCCGTTTCCGACGCGGGACGGGGCGGCTATTTCGAGAGGAGAGGCGAATGACGAGATCGAGGAGTTCAACGCGCAACTGGACGCGCTGCAGTCCCTGATCGACGCGGCATGGCGCTCGACGCCGGGTAACGACGGCCCGCTTCTGCGCGGCTACCCCGATGCTGTGCGTCATGTGGACGAGGGCTGGGTGGAATTCCGTCTACCGTACCGAGACTCCCCGGCTGTGCGCATAGAGCAGGGGGAGGGTTACGACTTCTTGGAGCGACGTAAGATCCCTGCGCACAGTTCCCGGCCCGACAGGGGTGCTTTCGTGCCGTATACTGAGGTGAAGGCTCTTCTCATTAACGGAAAGGAGACGGATGACGCAGGCTGACGTGCAACGTAATGCCATTGTGGCGTGGATGGCGAAGCACGACGGTGACTTCGGCTACACGAACGACTACCGCCGCAAAGACCCGGAGCGCTACGGCTGGGGCGACTGTAGCTCTACGATAGCGCAGGCCTACAGGCAATGCGCGGGGATAGAGATCGGCGAGCGGAGTTTCAATATAGCGTCAGACCCGGACGCGTACACAGTGGCTTCAGCCACGAGTTGGCGAGACCTGCCCCTCAGTGACCTGAAACCGGCCGACATCATTTGCATGGGCTGGCATTCTGGCCCCTTCGCGGGGCGGATAAGCCACGTGGAACTCTACGCCGGGGGCATGTACACATGGGGGCACGGAGGCCCGGGCAGGGGCCCGAGGCTGCACGCGCTGTCGGACCGGTCCCTGACTGGCTCTGCGACGATCATCATCGTCAAGCGCTATATTCAAGACAGCAACCAAGACGACAACACCAGTAAAGGAGACGATTTGACACCCGACGAGCACAACATGCTTAGCTGGTTGTACGAGAACATCAAGGTGCCGAGCCAGGGCTTCGGTTACCCCCAGGCGACCCAGAATTCCATCGCAGAGCTGAAAGAGATTGCGGCCAACCTGACGCAGGCCGTGGAGTCTATGACGGCGACCGTGAACAGGATTGCCACCGACTTGACCGTGCCGGGCTACGGCTTCGGCTACCCGGCTGCGAGCCACGCCGCGCTTGAGGAGACGATCAACAAGCTGAACGACATCCAGAACACGCTTGCGAAGAAAGGGGGCGACGCTAAGTGACGACACAGGAAACACCCGCAGGGCCGAAGCACCTGGATACACCCACGCTGACGGACGAGCAGAAGGCTGCGGCGTTCGCCGCGGCTGCGCACACCGTGGAGACGGGTGGCCTGCCGCAGGGAGACGGCGGCCTGGCGGACCCTAATCGGAAGAACGCCTACCACTTCGACGAGCTCGTGCCGACGCAGATACAGCACAAGGCGCGGTCGGTCATCCGGACGTTCGTGGTGTCCTTGGTCGGCGTGCTAGCGGCATTCGCCGCGAAGGTCGGGCTGGCGCTGCCAGCCGACCTGGCGGACACGATCACGGCGGCCGTGTGGGGGCTGGTGACCGTGTGCGCACAGTGGCTGCTCAATACTAAGACCGTGGACCGCTTCCTCCACAAGGTAGTGCCGTTCCTGGCGACAACGCCGAATAAGTAACGTACAGCATAATAAGGACCCCCGTCGCGTCCCATTCCGGGAAACGTCGGGGGCCTTTATGTCTTCAGTTTACACGTCGGGTCGGGGTGACTAGCAGATCCAGGTCCTGCCCCACAGGCGACAGGTTCCGTACCACCCGGCGAACATCCGTCCGATCAGGCTCCATGAAAATATGTTTTCTCCTCTCTGTTGGGTTACCGTGCAAACCTAGTGCACACGCTGAACAAACCGCTGTTAAGCCGCGATAAGGTTGAGCTGGTGCTGGGTCCATGCGAAAGCGGCGAGGGCGGAGATCGCGCCGAGGGATGTGAAGGCGAGGGAGACCCAGAAGACGACGGCGCCGGCTTTGGGGAAGCCGCACCATGTGACGATGTAGGCGACGAGGGTCCAGAACCCCTGTGCGACGAGGAATGAGACGGGGACGGCGATGAAGTAAAGAAGCATGTGAAGTCCTTTCTCTAGTCAGGCAGTGCTATAACCCGACTGTAGTCCGCGCACTGCGCAATGTCAAGTTTGCGTAACCCAGCCCGTCCTGCTAGGGTCCTCGTATCAGTTAATATGCCGCACACGAGAGGAGAGACACGATGTTTCACGTTCATTTCATCTGGGCGCAATCGACGTCCGGGATCATTGGGGTCAATGGGAGGCTGCCGTGGCACGATAGGGGGGATCTGCAGCATTTCAAGGACATGACGACCGGTAAGACCGTGGTGATGGGCCGGAAGACCCGACAATCCCTGCCGCAACGCAGCAAGAAACTGCCTAATAGGACAAACATCGTGTTGAGCCGGACGATGAAGTCGACTAAATCGATTAAGGCCGTGGCGAGCCCGTATGCGGCGATAGAACAGACCATTGCAGAGGGTCGAGACGAGGCGTGGGTGATCGGCGGGCACGAGACGTTCCAGGCGTTCATTACAGCCCACGACCTGGACAGGCTGCCGTTCAGGCTGGACGCTTATGTGTCCGTGCTGGCAGTTGACGACGAGATCCAGCCGATTACCGCACAGGACAGTATCACATGGGCGCCTACGCTGGACGACCGCTGGGTGCTGCTGTACGACCATGCGGCGGGGCCTAGACGCCGCCTGCAAAAATATGTTAAGGTGTTCAGGTAAGCTCCTTTCTCTCAGGACCCCGCCGGGTGAGCGCTATGCCCCGGCGGGGTCTGCTGTGCGCGTGGTAACATTCCTCTTAAGCCTGATTAGAGAGGGAGTTTCATGAGAATCGACGTTCAAACAAGCCGCTTAGCAGCTGCTAACGGGTCGATTGCGACGCTCAGCGGCACGCTGCCCAACCTCGACCTGGACGTTGCGCTGGCCCAGGGCGTGAAGGCCGTGTACCTGACGGTGTTCGCCAACGCAACGGAGACAAAGGTCATGTCGCTGAGCACCGAAGGCGGCACCTTCTGCGTGACCATCCATTCCGCGGACAAACGGCCTACCGTGAAGGTGTGCGACCCGCTGGAGGCGCCGGTGGTGGTCCGATACAGGGGGCTGTGATGGCTGCGCCTAAGAAACAAAACAAGAAAAAGACCCCAGCACAGACCAAGACTGCGTCCAAGGAGCTGGTGAAGAACGACCGGGATCGCTTCGCGATCCAGAAGTCGACCGGTGAACTGGCGATGGACGACAGGAGGCTGCTCACTCTCGCACAGGCGGGGGCCAGCCCCTCCGAGATGTCCGAGGAGCTCGGCCTGCCGGCGGAGACGTGCCTGGCCCGTGTGCGCTCCCTGCTGAAGCGCAACGACGTGTGGACGAACCTCGAACGCCAACAGATGCTGATCGCCGACATGTACGACTTGAAGACCCGGGCCTTCAACTTCCTGGAGAAGTGCTTCGAGTCGGACGAGATAGCCGCCCGGCACATCGAGGCCGTCAACAGCGTGCTCAAGCAGCTCGGCGACCGCTTGGACAAGGTGAAGGAGTACAACGACGAGGAAGAGGCCAGGGTTACGAAGCAGCAAACCCGGCTGATCCTCGATCTGGTGGAGGACGCGTGGGAGCGTGTGCGAGTCCACATATCCAGCGCGTATTCGAACGGCCAGCTGCTCGACCCGGAGGCGATGGACGAAGTGTTCTATCAGGCGCTGAAGGAGGCCCATGCTGATCAAAGCTAGCGCGATCGACAGCGCTATCGCCACCGTCAAGGCGCACAGGCGACAGGACAGCTTCAAGTCAGATCCCGTGGGATGGGCTCAGTACATGCTGGGCACGGACGAGGGGACGCTGTGGAGTAAGCAGCGGGAGATCGCCCGGGCCGTGGTGGACAATAACTCGACGGCGGTGAAGGCCGGCCACGGGGTGGGGAAGTCCCGACTTATGGCTGTGCTGATCTGCTGGTGGGTCGATACCCGCTACCCCCACTGCTATGTGATTTCTACAGCGCCGTCGATGGCTCAGGTGCAGGACGTGCTGTGGCGTGAGGTGATGCAGTTGAAGGACATCGTGGAGCGGCGCTTCGAGGAGGGGCTGGTCGACCATAAGCTTCCTGGGCGCATCACGATGGACGTGCAGTGGAAAGACGACGTGACGAAGCTCCCTTTGGGCCGCGGCAGGAAGCCGCCGGACAACTTGGGCGGCAATTCCTTCCAGGGCATCCACGGCGACGTGCTGGCTATCGGCGACGAGGCGTGCGGTCTGTCCGGCGAGCTGATCGACGCCCTGGCGAACATCACGACGAACGAGGCGTCTCGACGTGTGCTGATCGCGAACCCCACGGACCCGATGAGCTACCTGGGGAAGATCTTCAAGGAGGAGATGGAGAACTGGAAGCGCATGTCCATCTCGGTCCTGGAAAGCCCGAACTTCACAGGCGAGCCCATGCCCCCCAATGTGCTGCAGAAGCTCACCGGGCCTTCCTACGTGGAGCAGAAGAAGCAGGAGTACGGGGAGGACAGCGCGAGGTTCAAGGCTCGCGTGCTGGGCGAGTTCGCGTTCGACATCGAGGACTCGTTGATTCTGCCAGGAGATGTTGAGACGGCCTGTTTGACGGAGAGGGAGCGGATCGGCCGGCCCGTGTTGGGTGTGGACGTGGCGCGCTTCGGCGCGGACCGCTCGGTGGTGTACCTGTGCGTCAACGGGGTTGTGCGCTTCGTGGACTCCTGGGCGAAGACGGACCTGGTGCACAGTGCACAGAGGGTGCACGACCTGGCGCTTCGTGAGGGCGCACACGCTGTGGCAATCGATTGCGACGGGATCGGCGGCGGGATGTTCGACATCCTCAACTCATACGCTAACCGCACCTACGACATTTTGGCTGTGCGGGGTTCTATGTCGAGCCCGGACAGGGGCCGGTGGCACAACTACCGCTCCTACATGTGGGACTCCTTCAGGTACCGGTGTCGCACAGGCGAGCTGGATCTGGATCCACTGGACATCGACTTGCACGACGAGCTTCTATCCGTCGGCTATTCGTATAATACGATGTCCGGGGGGCTCGTCCTGGACTCGAAGGACAAGCTGAAGAAGGACGTCGGCAAGTCGCCCGACTTGGCAGACGCCGCAGTGTACGCTGCTATAACGGACCAGAACATACGGGACGCCATCCAACAAGAGACCGTGTTCTCTGACGCGGGGGACATGATGGACGGCGACGAGGACGACTACCTACACGAAATGGGAGAGACTTTTGGATTCCAACGCATACTCGTTTAGCGACGAGGGCATCGCGTTCATCAACGAGGCGCAGAGGTCCTACCTCCTGGACGAGGGCGCCAACTGGGTGAGCTACGCCGACGACAAGGGGCTGACGCTGGCTTTCATCCACGAGGTTGTGCGAGGTCTTCGGGACATGGCCAGGGACCACCCGCTGCATAAGCGCGGCGCACAGCTGAGGACCAGCTACATTTTCGGCGATGACTTGGTGTTCAGCGACACCTCTGCGAAGCTTGACAAGTTCATCAAGTCGGAGTCGGCGCAGAGGACGCTGTTCTCCGCTTCGGCGATGGAGAGCCTCAACTTGGAGCGGTTCTGTGCGGGGAACGTGTTCCTGTTCCGCGAAGTGCACACCGACAAGCTGACGCTGGTGCCCGTGGAGGAGATCGAGGAGATCGTCCGGGATTCGTTCGATTCGTCCGTCGTGAAGTATGTGCGTCGCACATGGACCCCGGACGGGCAGAACACGATCAGTCAGTGGTTCCCGACAGCCGAGTATAGGCGGAGCGTACAGCGATTGAGGAAGCCGCCGAACACAGTCTACGAAGTTAACGGCAACTACGTCGTGTACATTCTGTCGTCGGGCAGGCATGCGGGGCATGCGTTCGGTGCGCCTGATTCACTGGCGGCTGCCCTGTGGAGCGTTGCCTACTCGGGCTACCTGCGCGACAGCGCTAGGCTGTCTAAGGCGTTGTCGAAGATCGCATGGGCAATCGTCAACAGCAACAACCAGGGCAAACGGCAGTCGGCTGTAGAGATATCGAATCGCGGCGACGTGGTGGGCGCCACGGCGAGCTTGGGGCCCAATCAGTCTCTGGCTGGTGTGGGAGTCCCAAGCGCACAGGTCAACTACGGGAACGGCCAGCCCCTGGCGGCGCTGGTTGCAGCGAGCTTCGGCATCCCGGTCATCGCGCTGTTGTCGTCACCGGGTGCTACGGGCGGCTCCTACGGGGCCGCGACGACGCTGGACAGGCCGACGATCAACGGCTTCAAATTGGAGCAGCGCAAGTGGAGGGACTTCTTCAAGCAGGTGATGATGGACGTTGACCCGTCGGTGAAAGACGTGGACATCAAGTTCCCGTCGATCGAGCAGGATCCCACCTATAGGGCGTTGCAGTCGCTTGCTACGTCTATGTCCACCGGGGCCATCCACCAAGACGAGTACCGTCAGGCGGTGCTCAACCTACTCGCTGTGCCCGATATTCACGGCGATGAGCTGCCTGAGCCGAACGATTTTCTGAAGAGTGGTAATGTGTCTGGTGGGAACGACGGCGATGCTGTGCGCGACCCTGTGGCACGACAGGGCAATCAGGGCGCCGTCCCCGGCGGTTTCAACCAAGGAGACACCGAAGATGAAGATCAGTGAGAGCACGAACACCAACGTCTTGAAACCCGTTAAGGGCACACGCAAGTGGCTTGTGCGACTCATAACCGAGGGACAGGGCTCGACAGGCGTCTATACGAAGGAAGCGCTGCAGGGCAGTTTCGCCGAGGCGTTCCCCGTCGGGACGCACATGTACATCGACCATGCTACTGAGGCTGAGACCGACGAGCGCCCCGAGGGGACGTTGACGAAGCTAGCGGCCGTGATCGCCGAGACACCCCACTGGCAAGATGCGCCGGAGCCCGGGATGTACGCGACGATCGAAGTGGTCGAGCAGTGGGCGCCATTCATCGAGCAGGTGTCGGATATCATCGGCGTGTCGATTCACTGCGGTGCGACGCTGGTGCAGGATGACGACCTCGTGACGGCCGGTGAGCCCACGCCGCCTGTGATAGAGTCTTTCATACCGTCGCCCGTTAATTCCGTGGATTTCGTCACAGTTCCGGGTGCTGGCGGTCGCCTCGTCGAGGCGCTGGAATCGTTCAAAAACGGAAATGCTATTATTGACGGTAGCAACAAACACAATTCCGAAAGGAAGAGAATGGACACTGAGTTCAAGGAGGCCCTGGAGGCCCTGGACACCAAACTCTCCGCTCTCGTCGAAGCCCTCGCCGATAAGGCTAAGAAGAAGGACGAAGAGGACGAAGAGGACGCCAAGAAGGCCAAGGAGGAAGAGGAGGACAAGGCCAAGAAGGCTAAGGAGGCCATCCTTGCTCTCGCCGACTCCGATCTCCCCGAGGTTTCCCGTGTGCGGGTGGCCGAGGCCATCGCCCGCGGCTATGACGCGAAGGCGATCCTGGATCGCGAGACCAAGCTCGTCGAGTCCATCCGCGAGAGCCTGTCGGGCGGCTTCGCCCCCGAGCATGTGCCTTCCGGTAAGGGCGCCGATGACTTCGAAGCCGAATTCGCCAAGCTGACCTGGTAAGGAGAATACGCACATGGCACAGAATCACGTCAAGGGCGGGGACACCTACGAAGTCCAGGTCGACGCCGCCGTCAAGTCTGGCGATGTCGTCGCCGTCGGCAAGGTCGGAGCTGTGGCCCTCACCTCTGCTACGCCCAAAGAAGACAACAACTTCTATTCAACGCTCGCCTTCGAAGGGATCGCACACCTCGGACTGGACGGAACCGTCAAGGCCGGGGACATCGTCACGATCGACGGCGCCACCGAAACCGGAAAGGCGGCTAAGCCCGATATCGCGGCCGACCCGAAGGGGAAGATCGTGGTGGGCTTCGTGCTCAACCCGCTGTCGAGTGCATCGACCAAGTACGCCGTCAAGCTGACCCAGGCTTGGCTCTAAGGAGGATATCTACATGGCAATCAACGCGAGGGAAGCCTACAAGGCTGGTATCCTTCTGCACAAGGCGCTTCACGCCGATGATATTCGTGTGCGCAATTCGGCTCGTAAGGATCTGAGCGAGGCCATCTCGACTTCGGACCTTCCGGTCAATCTCGGTCCGACCATGAACAAGATCATGCAGGGCGAGTATCAGCAGGTCCCGTCGAACTGGCGCGAATGGGCGGACACCCTTGAAACCCCCGACTTCGAGACGGTTCCCTACTTCAGCTTCGACTTCACGGACGACAATATCCCCGTGCGCAAGGACGGTAAGGGTTATGTCGCACAGGGGCTGCCCGCTGTCGGCGAGCTCGGCGAGTACCCGATCCTCGGCCTGAAGGCGGAGCAGTTCAAGCTGAAGCTGGCCAAGGCCGGTGTCCAGATTCCGCTTTCCTGGGAGACGCTGAAGCGTTACGGCGCCGACTGGGGTCTGATCCCCCGTATCACGAAGGAGCTGGGCCGGCGCGCGGCCAACCAGGAGTCGATCGAGGCGGCCCTGCAGCTGGTTCAGCCTACTGGCCTGAACACGACGAACTTCAAGGCCGCCAATAAGAACGTTCTGGCAGGAAACCCTGAGCTGAGCATCGAGGCGCTTGAGAAGGCTTTCGCACAGCTGGCCACCACCAAGTACAACGGCCGCCGGATCATCATGCCGACGAAGTTCAACCTGATCGTGCCCCCGGCTCTCGCCAGCCGCGCCGAGCAGATTATGAAGGTCGTCGAGATCCGCCGCCAGAACGGAACCGAGACCCAGGTGATGGGCAACACGGTGTCCGGGAAGGTCGCGAATGTCTTCGAGGTGCCTGAGCTCGCGCTTATCGCCGGCGACTACGCCGACAAGTGCTGGTTCCTTCTGCCCCCGAAGAACTCGATGCCCCGCAAGAACATCGTGAACGTGTTCCTTGAGGGCGAGACCGCTCCGAAGATCTTCGTCGAGAAGACTACGAACAGCTCCGAGCTCGACGGCTCGTTTGATAACGATGCGTACAGGACGAAGATCCGTCATCTCGTCAAGTCTGCTTTCATCGCCCCGGAGGGCACTCTGGCCTCCAGCGGTGCGGGCGCCTGATAACGATACCCGACAAAGATGGAAACCCCGCCCTCACAAGGGGCGGGGTTTCCTGCAGTGGAAAGGAGCCGACGTGGCGAAGATAACCGTGGATGAGCTGAAACTGTTCCTGCCGGGTATCGACCTGGACCCTAAACTGCTCGAACGGTTGTGCGGGTTGTACACGAACGTGTTCAAGGCCGCTGCGGCTGCCCTGCGCGCCTATGCTGCGAAGCTCGTATCGGAGGGTGGGGTCGAGAACGTCAAGGCCGATGACTTCACGCTGTCGGGCGGCGACAAGAACATCGACGCCCTCCTCGCTCTGGCTGATAAGTACGACGCACAAGGGGACGCCCTGGAGAACGGCGAGGGGCTTGTGCTCGTTCCGATGAGGGGCGACGACGTGTTCGAGAGAGCGAGGGAGTTCCTTGGCCGGTATAGCTGAGGGCCGTCTGGCGATGGCGGCTAAACGCGTTGAACGCTATATGGTCGATGAGGTGACTATCTACGATGGCAAGAACATCAAATACGACGCTAAGACTGACAGCTATGATTATGGCTCAGTCGTATATTCTGGGAAAGCGCGTATACAGCCGATACGCCAACCTGAGGTAGCGAACGACCAGATCGCACCCCAGACGACTAACCGTGTGCGCATACAGCTGCCACGGTCGACGATGTCGCTGAACATCCCGATGGCAGCTCGCATCAGGGTAACGAAGACCCAAGACACACCGCACATTGTCGGCTACCTGATGACGGTGGCCTCCTTAGTGGATGCCTCGCAATCGTTCGAGCGGACGATCATCTGCAACACGCCGATGAACAAAGCGGAGGCGTAACCGACATGAAGATCCGCACGAAGATCGGGGCCAACAAGTTCACGAAGTATGCCAAACGCATTCAGGACTTCAGAGAATACGACCTATTCGCCAACGTCATCGACAAGATCTCCGAGGAGATCCCGCCGGCTTTGCAGGATACGATCGAGAAGACCCCGTCCGCTCTAGTGCCAGGGAAGATCGGCCGTATCTGGACGAGCCACATGCACGACAGCGTGAGCGTCGTCGTGCCAGACAACGTAACTGTCGAGTATGGCTGGATCGAGGGGTCCAACAAGTTCGACGGCGGCTGGGACCACGACTACATCCTCGGCCAGGAGTATGGCGATGATAGAGTGTGGGGCATGAAGGCCTTGGACAAGGTGGCGAAGCAGGTGAAGCTCGACGAGAAGACCCGCAAGGAGGTCTACACGGAGACTCGCCGAATCTGGAAGTGGGGAAGGTAGCGGCGCATGGCCAAATACATCGACGACATTATGGCGAAGATCCGCGAGCTCTCCGGGGTGCCGCCCCAGAGGGTTGTCGAGGAGGTGGCGCTGCCGGACTTCGACGAAGGCCAGAAGATGCCGTATATCGCCGTCGTGTTCGGCACGCCCGGGCATATCAGCCAGGCGACGAGCATCGTCTCTCAGCTCAACGACGGCTACCGAGTGTTCTTCCTGTGCCATGTGCGAGCACTCACCGCACAGCACGCCCGCGAGATCGGGGAGCGTATCCTGTGGGGCCTGGTGGGTTTCGAGCCGGACAACAGCGGTGGGGTCACGATCCACGGAGGCCAGGGTTTGAACTACGCCGGAACCAACCACAAAGTGGTGCAGTGCGGCTATGAGCTCTACTGCTCCTTTATCACGAACCTCAAAAACCGTATTTGATAGGATGGTGCATATGGGCCTCTACAAAGACATGAACACCGGGGACGTCGGAACGTACCCGGATGACTTCGCTCAGTTCTTCGGGACGTTGGTGCCGATAACCGAGGAAGAGCCTTGTAGCGACTGTTTCATTGACAACGACAACGAAAAAAGGGGGAAGCACAGTGGCTAACGAAGTTCGGATGCTTCGCGGCAACGTGACTATTCTCTTCGCCGCTCCTGAGGCATTCGCTGACTGGCAGCATCCTACGGCGGCGGAACTCAACGCACAGTTCAGTGCGACCGACAACCCGCGCAACCTGGTGTTCAATGTGTCGTGTGCGATCCTGGACGGCTATTCGCTCGGCGAGACCGACCCCGACACGGACAATACTCGAACGATCTGCGACATCTCCGAGGTGGAGAACCCGACCCTCGCCAAGTACGAGGGCAAGTTCACCGCACTCCGAGATGAGAGCGTGGACGACCAGGGCGTGTTCAACATGATCCGCGATATCACGATGAAGCCCGATATCACTCTGTTCATCGTGGAGCGCATCGGCAAGCGCCCGAACAAGCCGTTCGAAGTCGGCGATGTGTTCAGCATCTACCGCTTCCAGACCGACTACCCAGTCGACGGGTACGAGTCGAACGGCTTCATCAAGTACGAGCCGAACTTCCTTCAGAACGGCGCGTTCGTCCTCAACGAGAAGGTGGCCGCATAATGGATAAGAAAGTACTCTCCAACGAACACGTCAACGTCTGGGTTCTTCCCAAGGCGTCCGTGAGGGATATCAACGCTATCACCGTGGAGGAAATGAATTCTGCGGTGGCTATCGGTGACGCGATCAACTGGGACGACACGACGATCCCCGCCGCGAAGGCGTCGAAGGAACAGTCGTCCCTGTCTCTGCTCGACGCTGCCGGGTCTTCGTCCCGTGGCGCCGCACAATACGAGGGCTCCCTCACCATGTACTACCCGACGAACCCCGACGATGCGAACTCGATCTACGCCAAGGCGTGGAACATGTTCAAGAAGACCCGCGTCGACCTCGTTCTGGTTGTGCGCGGTGTCCTGAAGGGCCGTGAGCCCATCGCTGCCGGTCAGTGGTACTGCGCGTTCCTCATGATCGAGTCCACGTACAAGAACACGCTTGAGGGCGACAACCCAACCCGCTACACGGTGTCGTTCCTGCAGCAGGGCCAGCTGGCTGTCAACGGGATCTTCAAGGACAGCACGACGGCGATCACAGACACGGAGGCGCTCACGATCTCCTTGAACGAGCACCGGCCGATCCTGCCGAAGATTCACGGCCATGTGGCCCGCTCCGTGTGCTCCTACCTGTCGAAGGACACCTCGACTGTGTCGGTCAGCCCGCTCGGCGTGGTGACCGGCCTGAAGGCAGGCAGCGCAGATGTCATAGTCATCCATCCCGCTTGTGCGAATGTGACCGTCAAGGTGACAGTGGCGTAACACGCACACCATACCGAATAGCACAGGGCGTCTCCTCTCCGCCCTGTGCTATTCTTGTTTACGACGTTACCCTAACGCCTAACAGAGAGGAATTCAAACCATGGACATTTTCGAGGTCCTGTCTCGTTCGAACGCGCCGAAGGCGAAGAAGGTCGTGTACCTGGATGCCGAGGCGGTGCAGGACGTCGAGCGGCTTATTAAAGAGCAGGCCGACGCCGACGTAATCAAGGAAGCGGTGAAGAGGCGGGACGCCTCCAAGCTGACGTTCCATCTCCAGTCGGTGACAGCCGATGTGCGCGAAGAGCTGATGATCGGCATCGAGAGCGCGGACAAGACGAAGAACAAGACGAAGCGCGTGTCGGAAGCCTACCTGGCTCTCCTGTCGAAGACGCTGTACAAGATCGAAGATGCCGAAGGCAACGTGGATGAAAGGAAATTCAACTCCGAAGAGATTCGTAAGATCCTGAACGCTCTGCCCGGCGAACAGTATCTGGGCCTGCTCGTGGCGGCGATGAACCTTCTCGGAGCTTCCGCCGACTACGACAATGCGGTGACGGTGGATTTCTGATAGACGCCCTCCAGGACAAAGGGGGGAGCGGCGCTCTATCGATGGTTAGGACGGCGGTGGACCTGCACATGAGGCCCACCGCCGTCATCTATAACCAGCCCGACCCTTTCGGGCATTGGACGGAACTGGACTATAAGCTTGTGTTGGCTTACAAGACGGTTAAGGACGAGACCTGTCAGAAGTGTGGTAACCCTATCTGGCTATGTCATTCGAACGATCCTGATATAGCATGGCGCGCAGAGGATAGAACATGCTATGCTACTAAAGCAAGGATGATGCATGATTGGGTCAACACGCACCGCGCTACCGATCCGCCTCCCTACGAGGACAAGCAGAAGTGGGGCAAGGACACTGTGATGACACCGTACATGCCGGACTATGCGGAGCGAGACCTGCCCACGAGGATGGACTACTACAACAGGAGTGAGTGATGCCCGATATCAAGCAGACTATCGAGTTCAACGTACAGGGTACGTCCGAACTCCACGAGGCTGCGGAATCCATCAACACTATCGCACAAGCCCTTGACAACATCAAGGGCAAGGTCGTCGGAGCCGACATCGGCAAAGGCCTGGACGGAGCAGGCCGAGGCGGCAGGGAAGCCGGAGAGGGCTTCGACAGGGCAGGCCGGGCCGCGGAAGAGGCGAAGTCGCGTATATCCAACATGCGCTACGCCCTCTACGACGTGGCCGCCGTTATGCAGAACATCTCGAAGGCGACGATCGGCGCGTTCACTACCGTCGTCAAAGAGTCGATGGACTACGAGTCGGCCTTCGCACAGGTGAAGCGGACTAACGACATCGCCGGGAAGTCCGCAGACGAGCTACGCGGCAAACTGGAGCAGATGGCCGCCTCGGTGACGACCACGAACTTCAAGGACCTGTCAAACATCGCAGCACTCGGCGGCCAGTTGGGCGTCGCTAAAGAGTCCATCACAGACTTCACCGAGACGGTCGCTAAGCTCTCGGCGACCACCGACCTTTCGCTCGACAAGTCGGGCGAGACGATCGCGCGGTTCCAGACGATCATGGGCACGACCGGCCAGAACTTTGACAACATCGCATCTTCGATCTTGAAGGTCGGCGTCAACTCGGCCGCGACGGAGTCCCAGATCGCCAACACCTCGACGCAGATCTCCGCTATGGGTAAGTTCGCCGGCATGACCGAATACCAAGTGGTCGGCCTGTCCGGCGCTCTGGCGTCGATCGGCGTCGCGCCCGAACTCTCCCGGGGCGTCATCACGCGTATGTTCACCCAGATGCAGAAGGCCATCCGGGGCGGCGGCGACGAACTCAACCTGTTCGCGCGCGTGGCGGGGGTCTCCGCACAGGAAGTCCAATCCGCGTGGGGGACGTCTAAGTTCAGCGACATCTTCGTGAAGTTCATCGCTGGACTCAAGAACCAGGGCCAGGGCGCCATCGGTGTGCTCAAGGATCTCGGCATCAAGGCATCCCGCGACGTCCCGACGATCCTCCGTCTAGCCGAGGCGCACAAGACACTTGAACAGACGATGAAGGACGCTGAGTCAGGCTACAACGACTCGAAGACGCTCAACGATCAGTACCAGCAGATCGCGTCCACCACGGCCGGCAAGCTGGAGATGTTGAAGAACTCCTGGGCGAACCTGAAGGCCGAGATCGGCCGTTCGTCTAATTCGGGTATTGGTGACATGCTCGGATCCCTCACCGGACTGGTGACGGTCCTGACGAACCTCGTGCAGAACCCCGCTGCGCAGTGGGTTGCCAAGCTGGCCGGAGCGTTCCTGACTGCCGGCGGAATCATGGCCGGATACTACGCCAAGCAGGCCCTTGTGCTCGGCGGCGCCTACGCGTTGACGACAGCTCAGCGGTCGATGGGGATTGCGATGCAGCACCCCGTCACGTCTATCCGCTCGCTCTTGTCGGCCCTCGCGGAGACGGTTAAACTCTACAAGCTCTCGACGGTCTCCGTCAACGAACAGACCGGTGCTCTCTACAAGAACGCCGGCGCCGCTCGGGGCGCAGCAGGCGCACAGCGGGCAGCTGGCCAGGCCGCCGCCTCGCAGTCTGCCGCCGGGGCTGCTGCAGGCGGAGCGGGGCAGGCTTCCAGTGCGATGGGCACAGCCGCCAAGGCCACCTCAGGCCTCATGGGCGCCCTCAAAGGGCTTGCCGCAGGTGCCGGTATATCCTTGTTCTTCACAGGCCTGGCGAAGGTCACGGAGTCCTGGACGAAGAGATCCGAAGCCGCTAGAGCCGAAGCCAAGGCGCTCCAGCAGGCCCAAGCCGACCTCGCGCAATCGGTGATGCAGGACACGAAAGCCTTCGAGGAAGGCGGGAGCGCGGCCTACGTGTTCGCGAAGGCCACCAACAAGGCCGGCGAGTCCGTATCCTCGCAGCTGTTCTCCACGTCGGACGCCAACGCCCAGACGAAGGCTCTCGCACAGGCACAGGATCTCCTCGCACAGAAGACCGGACAGTCAACCGACGAGATCACGAAGCAGACCTACGCGATCGGCGAGAACTCGCTGAAGAAAATGGCCGAGCAGATCGCCGGGAACACGGGCTTCAAGCAGTTCGGCGATGAGCAGCTGTCGATGCTTCGCCAGATGGGCTTCTCCGTGCAGGAGTACTCTAAGTTGGTCACCCAGGGCAACTCAGAGATGACCGACTCGCAGAAGAAGCTTGTTGAGTATTACCGCAACAACGGCTTCAGTTTTCTAGCCGACGAGATCGAGCGCAGCACTCAGAAGTCGAGCCAGTACATCGACTCATTCAAGAATAAGATCCAGGAGATGGTAGCCTCCGGCAAGATCTCCTGGTTCGACGGCGAAAAGATCCTCGACACCCTGAAGAAGATCGACGACAATGCACACCAGACTTTCGATGGTGTGCGCAACGAGTCCGATCTGGCGGCGCAGACCATGAAGGGCCTGAAGGGCGACACGGCCGACGCCGCAGACGAGATGGATAACATGGGCGAGAAGGCCGATAAGGCGGCCAAGGAGCTCAAGAAGGTCGTCGACTCCGCGCTGTCCGGGGACGAGGCATTCGTCAACCTCGAAGATGCCGTAGCCAACCTGGGCGAGAGCCTGTACAAGAACGGCATGAACTTCGACGAGTTCTCGGAGGCCGGCAGGTCCAACCTGAAGGCTCTCTATGCCGTTGTGCGCCAAGCCGCTGAAGCCTCCGGCGGGGACGCCGGGGTGATGAACGCCTATATACAGCAGATCATGCAACTGCTGCGCAGCCACGGCGTCGGCTCCGTACAGGTCCTTGAGCGGGTGGAGCAGAGGCTTCATGCGGTGGCCAATAAAGCCACCCAATCGGCTAACCAGATAACGAAGGCTGCTGCGCTCGCACAGAAGGCGGGCCAGGCAATCGGCATGATCGCCGCGGGTATCGCCACGGGCAAGGACTTCTCGAAGGAGGCGTCTGCTTCGCTTCAGGGTCTCGGCAAATCGTCTACGGCTGCACTGCCATCGATCAAGGACCTCGGGAAGGCTCTCGACCAGGGTTTCGCGAGGGGCGCCCGGAACGCCGCCAAGCACGCCAAGAAGGCCAGGCATAGGACGAGGAAACTCGGGGACCGTGCGAAGAAGGCAGGCAAGAAGATCAAAGAGGCGGCGAAGGAGATAAAGACCTTTACCGATTACATCAGCGAGCTGTCCTCCGTGGCGAACGCGGCCTTCAACTTCCGGTGGGAGTTCCCCAAGTCGTTGGACGAGACGGCGAAATCGTTCAAGACGATCAAGTCGTACTTCGAGAACGCGGCGAAGGACGCGCAGTCGGCGAACAAGGAGATCGGCGACGCCAACAAGTCGATAGAGGAAACGCGCAACAAGATCGCCGAGCTGGACGCCGAGCTGTCGAAGCTGCAGTCGGACCGGAACAAGTTGACTTTTCAACTAAAGGTGGCCGTCGACTATGGGGATACGCTGCGCGCCGACGACATCCGCGCCGAGCTGCAGAAGAATGCCGTCGCACAGCAGAAGAACCGCACGGACCGGAAGAACGCCGAAGGCGACCAGGCAGGTAACTACCAGAAGCTGTACGAGGCTATGCAGAAGCTCTCGGACGCACAGCAGAAGGCGCGGCGCGACTTGGCGGGCTTCTCGGACGCCGCCCGTGAGCAGCGCGGCAACGTGCTGTCCCTCGTCGAGGCCTACCAGAAGCAGGTGCTCGCATATGCCAACACGGGCGCCAGTC